GGCGGCGCGGCGCACTGTGGCGGCGGATGCGGACGCCATGACGGCGGACGAGCTGGCCGCCTGTGCGCCGCTGTTTGATGCGTGGGACGGCGGCAGCGTGGCCTATACCGTCGGCGACATCGTGGCCAATAGCGGCGCGTTGTATCGCTGCGCGCAGGCGCATACGTCGCAGGCCGGGTGGACGCCGGACGCCACGCGGGCGCTGTGGACGCCGATGGGCGTCAGCGCGGATGACCCGGAGGCCGTGCCGGCGTGGGTGCAGCCCACGGGGGCGCATGATGCGTACCCGAAGGGTGCGCATGTGATGCACGGCGGTATTGAGTGGGTAAGCGCCCTGGATGCCAACGTGTGGGAGCCGGGCGCGAGCGGATGGACACAGGTGGGCGGTGATGCCGCCCGAAAGGGGGCGGCGGTATGAATGGACGTATCGCTGCCCTTTCCGGGCGGGTGCCGGAACTGACAGCGGCGCAGCTGGACGGGATGGACGCTGCGGCTTTGGCTGCACTTTATTCGAGTGGCGTGCGGCTGCTGACGGTGAAAAATAATGATACCATCACGTTGCATGCAGTAGACCCCATGGGCAGGTTAGTGTGGCTGGACAGCAACATGCCAACGAATAATTGCTTTGACAACACAAATTTTATTAGCCCCATCAACCAACGCGGACAGTCCAGTTATTCAACGACGTGGGGAATGGCGATTGACCGATGGTATCTTGGGTCTTCTGGATCAGTACAAAACGCTACTATGTTGCTTACCGGCAATGGCATTACTTTGGGCGGGGCAAGTGGAGGTTGCCCTTATATCCAAAACAGGATAGAAACACTTGACGAAACTACCAATTATACGGCGTTTTTAATAAAGTCAGATGGCAGCATATTACCGACTACCGTGACAAAAGAATTCATTGTGCAGCAAAAACAAACCTATAGCTTCATTCCGTTGTCTTTTCAAATTGATAGCGGTTCAACTCTTGTTTCTGCCGAGCTGTATAAAGGTGACTACACTGTTAAAACCAAGCCAACACGGCGAACTCTGGACCCTTCAATTGAATGGGTGAAATGCCTACGGTGTTTTCGTGTTATTCCACTCCAAGTCTTTGTTGGCGTTGTTTTATCAAGCGCAACGGCAAGGGTTAGTATTGAATTTTCATCTGCTCCAATGCGAAAAACGCCGTCAATTCAAATATTGCAGGCCGAACTATATGTAGGAGGTGCGTGGGTAGCTTCGTCTGACACCAAAGTGGTCGATTCGTCATCCAGAAATATCACCCTTGAACTAACAGCACCAGGAGGTGGACTTAGTGGATGCGTTATGACAAGGATTAACGCATGGCTGTTGGCTGAACTGTAATGCAAATATGATCAAAGAAAGAAGGGAAAAATATGAAACCAAAAGGCACAGATGTGGCCGCCGCTGCGGTACAGGCGGTCAGTGTCGGCTACACCTACGACGAGATGGACTGCCAGACGTTCATCGAGCACTGCGCGCGCCAGGCGGGCGGGACGATGGACTACCTGGGTACGAACGACATGGCGCGGCGGGCGGCGTGGCTGGGCACGCTGTCCGACGCCCGTGCGCAGGGCCGCCTCGTGCCGGGCGCGGGGCTGCTCATCCGCGAGGAAACCGATGCGAATCTGCCCGCACGCTACGCAGGCGACGGCCTGGGCGATTTCAGCCACGTGGGCTTATACGTGGGCGAAAATGCCCTGACCGATGTCGATAAAAACGGAAATGCCCGCAGCTGCGACGTGGTGCACTCCAGCGCCACCATGAAACGGGTGGCCGGTTCCACGCTGAAAAACGGCTGGACGCATGTGATGTGGTTCCCCGAAATCGACTACGGCGCGGACGTTCAGCCGGGCGTGGAGATCGGCGCGGAAATCTCGCAGGAAACGCCCGTTGATGCGAACGGCGCGGAGGGGGGGCTTACCGCCGGGACGCCTGCCGCAAGTGCTGAACGGTATGCCACGGTGGTTTCTCCTGATGGGAACCCCGTCAAACTGCGCAAGTCCGCCAGCCAGAAAGAGCCAGTCTATTGGAAGGTCAACCCCGGCGCGCGTGTGCTGGTGGAGCGTGAAAAGGACGGATGGGCGCTGATTACAGCTGTATGCTCTGACGGCTATGTGCGCCGGGCGTACATGATGAGCCAGTTTTTGAGGGGGTAACGCGGTGGAATGGACAGTCGTCACTGTCCTGATCGCCGTTGTGGGCCTCGGAATTAGCATTGGAGCGCCACTTATCAAACTGAATTCCACTATCACCACGTTGACGGTGACGTTGGAGAACCTCAAGGAAGATGTGGCCACCAATGCGAAGGCCATTGAGAGCAGCCGCCAAAATGCAAAAGAATCGCATCGGCGCCTGTGGGATCACAACGAGAAACAGGACGAGAAGATCGAGAATCACGACAGACGCATTAACACGCTTGAAAGGGAGGATAAAAATCATGCAAATCAACTGGCTCGTTAGGCTCAAAAACAAAGCGTTCTGGCTGGCGCTTATTCCGGCGCTGCTGCTGCTGGTGCAGACGGTAGCGGCCACCTTCGGCTTGGCCTTGGACCTTGGGGAAATTGGGGACAAGCTGCTGGCCGTGGTTAACGCCGTTTTCTCGGTGCTGGCAATCCTTGGCGTGGTTGTCGACCCCACGACCAACGGCTTCAGCGACAGCACGCAGGCGATGACCTACGAGGAGCCTAAGAAAGATTGAATTGTATTTTAGTGGTATCATGGGATGTGGTATTCGTCATACATCCCATGATACCGCTATTTTTTTATGCGCGGAAAAAGCTCAAGGGACAAATAATCACAGGCTTTTTCCCCGCGCTTGCATGCATATGTTTTGTGGTAGATGATCTTGTCCAAAACGGCCCGCAGCAGGCCGTCAATGGCCGCGATTCTGCGCAGGTTTGGGCCATCATGGACGATCTGATGGATACCATCAGGGTAACTGCTCCAAGGGCTTGCAAGAGCGTTATGGAGCGAATACGGGCTATTCAGTAGCAACACTTCCCCCGGCATTAGCTGGGGGATTTTTGTTGGTGAAATTATCAAATATTATTTGTAAAAATAGTTGACAAAGAGGAGGGAGCGTGGTATAATATAATTGTTCCAAGGGGGAACGGTAACACCCGCAGGAGCGCAAAGGCTCCGGGGATGGAGGATTAAGATATGACCACATACGAACTGGCAAAACAGGTTTGGGAGAACTGCATCGACCCTGACGCGCTCGCCAATGGGTATACAGCGCAGGATGCCGCCGCCGATCTCGACAATTTCCGGGCCGATGGCTGGGACATTCCTGGCGACATCACCCCGGAGGAATTCGCCGCTGCGGTGAATGAGGTAGTATAATAGAAACAGGAGGTGACACCATGGACTTGAAAGAGATCAGAAAAACCAAAAAGATGAGCACCGAGGCGGTAGGCCGTCAGCTTGGCGTGTCTCACGTCACGGTGCTGAACTGGGAGAGCGGGAAAAGCGAACCCGGAGCGTCGGCGGTCATGGCGCTGGCTGGCGTGTATGGTGTGAGCGCTGAAACGATACTAAATGCCATACCGAAAAAACGAGTGAGGGGGTGAAACAAAATGTTGGAAATCGAACTTAGAACAAAGCGCGGAGAGCGCAAGAAGATACGTCGGGCGCTGTCAGAGTACCAGATGGACGTGACGCGCTATGTGGCTGTTCCTCTGGTGCTGCTGTTCTTGGCTGTTTCGGTGTTCGTCCTGTTCTGGACGGCCAATGCCATCGGTGAGACTGTTGATATCAACGAAAACAGCAGCCTCAACATCCGCGCAGAGCCAGACATTCAAGGCGCGTTGCGTGGCGCACTGGCACCCGGCGCAGTGGTGGATGTACTGGAAACCCGTGACGGCTGGTCGCTGGTGCGTTGGCCGGGGCGTGATGACTGCGAGCCGATGGGCTGGGTGTTCTCCGAATACCTGAAATGAAAAAGCCCGCGCGAGGACGCGGGCTGGTGCAAGGGAAAGGAACGGGGAAAGAGAACACCATATTATACCGCGTGGAATGGGTGAAAGCAAGTGAAAAAAATAGATAGGCCCCTAACGGACGAAGAAAGGGCGCTGGTGGAGAAAAACGAAAAGTTGGTGCCTTTCATCGCAAACAAATATGATTGGTGCAGGCGCGTTTATGGCAGTATTGAGGATGCTATAGGAGACGGCTATATAGCGCTGTGCATCGCCGCGCAGACGTATGATGCAGGGCGTGGGTATGCGTTCACGACATACGCATCAAAGCTGATTTTCCGTCAATTCGCCATGCGCCGCCAGATGGATCAAACCATGCGCAGAAATCCCGGAAAAAGGCCGCTGCGCCTTGATTGGAATGTTCCGGGAAAAGAGATCACCTTGGGGGAGTTAGTGCCATCCAGTGATAGCACCGAGGAAAAAGTGTTTAACAGGGAAATTACACGAAGCCTTAAGCACACAGCAGATGCGTTAGGAATGCAACGTGAGTATGGAGTGGCTATCCGTGTTGCAGGCGGTGAAACTCTCGCGGAAATATCGCGCGAAATGGGTATCACGCGCGAAAGGGTACGGCAGCTTTCAAACAATTTTAAGAAAAGGTGTATACAAAAATACGGGGTGATATGAGATGCTTGAAAATCCTATGGTAGTTGGTGACTACTACCGAAACGGAACACGCCACGACAGCTCTGAAACGCGCCTTGAGTACGTGCGCGAGCATAGGAAACAGGCAGATGTGGTGGCGGCTGGGCTGCACATGAATCCGTATGATGCTATGGGCGTTAAGGACTATCTGGAGGACGCTTTCCGCCTGTTTTTTGAAAAACAGCCTGAAACCATAGCGGACTGGGTTGACGAATGGCTGGAACTTGATCCACAACACGATGCATACCGCGATTGGTTGCAGACTGCAACCATAGAAATTTAAGGGAGGAACTGAGAAATGGCAATCAAGAAGCCGGAACAACTGGATTTTTCAAACAAGAACTTCACACTGATTATCAGCGGAAGCCCCGGAATCGGAAAGACCACGCTTGCCCTGTCTGCGCCTGATCCGATTCTGTTTGACCTTGACAGAGGCATTAGCCGGGTTCGCGCGGAGCACAGAAAACCCGCCAGCGAAGCAGACACATACGAGGAAATGCTTGCAGACATGGAAAGCGAGGAATACAAGGCCGCAAAAAGCGTGATCCTTGACACGGGCGGGAGCTTGATCCAGCTTATGCAACCATGGGCCAAGAAGCAGGACCCAAAAGCCGCGAAGGATGGCCGGGCAATGTTTGGTGTAATCAAGCGCGAGTTTGACCGCCTCACACACCAGATCAGGGCTGTTGACAAGAAAAACTGCATTATCATCTTTCACACCACGGAAGTGCAGAAGGGCGATGTCATCACCCAGCGCCTGAGTTGCGAGGGAAGCGCAAAAGATATCGTATGGACCCCGGCAGACCTGGGATGCTATATGCACGTCGTCGGCAAAAAACGCTGTTTGGGATTCACGCCTACTGAGGAATACTTCGCCAAAGCATGCTATGGTATCAATGGCGTGCTAGAGGTGCCGGACCTCCAAGCAGGAGCAAAAAACGACTTTTTGACCAGGCTGTTTGATGCGGCCCGCGAAAACATCAAAAAAGAAATGGCCGTATATGCCGTAGACCGTTCCGCGTATGATGAGGCCATGGAGGATGGGAGGGCTGTAATTGAATGCATCGAAACGATTGCTGACCTCAATGCCGCAGCCGCTCAGATCGGGAAAATGAAACACGCGTTGACAAGCAAGCAGGAGCTTGGCAAAATGTTGAATGATAAGGCCAAGACGCTGGGGGCCAAATACAGCAAGGAGGCAAAAGCCTATGTACAAAATGACGCACAGTCTGCTTGAGAGCTGGCGGCGCGCAACTGACCCGGACGCGGATGAAACCGCGTTCGGGGTGTTTCTGGACACGCTGGAACGGGAAAAAAGGCAAAAAACAAAAGCCATGCAAGATGGCATTGACTTTGAGAATGCTGTGACCCGCTATATCAACAACGAAGCGCCAGACAGCAAAAGAATCGGGGATGAACTAAGGGCGATAGCTCAGTTTGGAAACCGTCTGCGCGGGGCACAGCTTCAGGTGCGAGAGGAAAAAGAAATCAAAGTCTGCGGGCGTGAAATCCTGCTTGTGGGTGTCGCTGATGCTCTGAAAGCTGGCATTCTGTCCGATATCAAGCGCGTACAGCGCTACGAATACGGAAAATATCAGTTTTCCACCCAGCACCCCATGTACATGGAGCTTTTCCCGGAGGCCCTGCGGTTTGACTATCTGATTTTCGATGGGAAATACTGCTACATGGAGCAGTATCGGCGCGGGGACTTTGAACCCATTCATGGAACAATCAAGGCGTTCCTGGAGTACCTGGACGGTGCCGAACTGATGGAAACATACCAAAAAAATTGGGAGGTATAACAAAATGGCATTCAAGGCTTACGAGAATGACGGCGGGCTGATGGTTGAGGGTGACTACGAGGTTATTTGCCTCAAGGCGGTTGAGACAACGACCAGAACAACGGGCGTGCCTGTCATCTCGATTGATTTTCAGGTTAGAAGCGACGTTGAACAGAAATACCAGCGCAAGCACATTTTCAAGAACTTCTACCAGAACGAAAGCGGAGCGTGGCCTGTCGAGAAAATCGGAAAACTGGCAAATGCGCTTGGCATCGAAAAAGGCGCAGAGTTTGAAATATCCGACTTGGTAGGACGCTGCTGCATCCTCCACATGCGGCCTTTTAGGGGCAATGACGGCGTGGAGCGTGATGCTATTTTCTACGCGAAGCAGACAAAAGCCGGTCAGGCTGTGAACGTTCTTGACGCTGGTTCCGATGATGGGTTTGAGGAAGTGACGGATGAAGAATTGCCGTTTTGATTCAACCGTCATCTGTGATAGCAGAGAGCAGAAATGGAACCATGTGAAAGCGCACTTTGACCGCGAGGGAGTGCGCTGGATGCGGTCAAAACTGCCGATTGGCGACTATGGGAGGCTTGACAACCTGTCAACCGTTGTTGACAGGAAAGCCAGCTTGTCAGAGGTCGAAAGCAACCTGATACAGCAACATGAGCGGTTCAGGCGCGAATGCGAACGCGCGAAGGAAAACGGAATCCGGCTTGTCGTGCTGGTCGAGGCAGGAACGCAGATCAAAAGCCTTGATGATGTTCAGCAATGGGCGAATCCTCGCCGGGCACGATGGGAGAAGGTTGACAAAGCACATGCTTGTGGTAGAATGTTGGCAGTTAAACAAGCAGCGCGACCGCCTGTGAGTGGGGTGATACTTTCAAAGATAATGCGGACAATGAAGGAAAAATACAACGTTGAATGGCGATTTTGCACCCATCAGGACGCAGGACGCGCAATTCTGGACATACTAAGCGGGGAGTAATCCCCGCGCATGGGCGCATGGCGCAACGGTTAGCGCGGGGGCCTCATAAGCTCATGGTTTAGGGTTCGAATCCCTATGCGCCCACCATCCCAAGCGGCTATAAGCCGCGCCATTCCCGTTCCTTCCGGGCTGGTGCCGCTCTGTGTGCAAGATGCTGGGGCATGGGCAGCAGGCACATTGAAGGGTGGCTATTTTGGGAGCGAGGGGGCCGGAATTTGTCGGCTCCCTCAATTTTCAAAAATGATCGTGGGGAAAGAGAATGTTAAAAAAGGAATTGGCTGAAATCATTAAAAGCAGCGTAAGTACAAGGGAATTATGCGAGCATTTGGGGTTGAAGCTGGACAGGAGCGGTAGTACACTATGCCCTTTCCATGGAGATCAAAAAACTCCTAGCCTGAAAGTGTATGCCGACCCTGCGCGTGGTTGGCACTGTTTTGGTTGCGGGAAGGGTGGCGACGTGATAAAATTCGCTATGCTATGGTATGGCATTGGATTCTGGCAGGCGATAGTCAGGATTGATACAGATTTTGGCCTTTGTCTGCCAGTCAATAGCAAAGAGACAAGCGAGGATATGCGAAAATCGAGCGAGGTTGCGCAGAAACGAGCCTTGAAGCTTAAATTTGATAGAGAGGAAGGGGAAAGGTTAAAAAGCCGTTATTGGGCCTGTTTTGACCGTTATCTGGAATGTACGAGAATGGTGGACAGATACAGGCCGAAAAACGGCGCTGAATTTGATGTCAGATGGGCGGCGGCTGTGAGGTTACTGCCGGAAATCAGGGACGAATACGAACAGGCGCAGGACGCGCTTTTGCAATTCAAGGGGAGGATGCGGGATCATGGAACAGCGGTTGCGGAATAGGCCGGAAGATCAAATCAAGCAGTGGACAAAAGAGGACTATCAAAATTTAGAGCCTTACGAATGGCTGTATAATTTCCGTGACAATGCGTTTCAGCTTGAGCGCCTGCGCGGCATGATGCTGGAGGATGCCAGGGCAAAAAAAGTATCAAATGCCGGTGTCCTGTGGCGAGAATACGTTAAAACGCAGATGTCTGGACAGAACAGGGACATAGCGCAGAACGTTACTGCATTCACAGGACAGCCGCTAGAGCTGCGTTGCGGCGACTACGATTGCTACGATGACGGCATTAGCTATCAGAATGCATTCGGCGGCACTACCATAGTATGTTCTCATCCAATAATGCCTACCAAACGGCTGGTGAATATCGATTCCGGGGAAGTGCGAATCGAGGTATCTTTCAGCCGTGGCACTGGCTGGCGGCGGGCTGTGTTTGATAAGGCCACGCTATCAAATGCACGACAGATCACCGCGCTGGCCGGGTGCGGCATTAGTGTAACAAGCGAAAGCGCCAAGGAACTGGTGAAATACCTGACAGCAATGGAGGACATGAACTACGACCAGTTGCCAGAAGAAAAGACCGTGGGTCGGCTTGGCTGGGTGGACGGGTACGGGTTTTCGCCCTATGTTGAAAATCTGCAATATGATGGCGCTGCTCTGTATGGAGACGCTTTCAAGGCCGTACACGAAAGCGGCAGCTTTGACGAATGGCTTGAAGTTGCGCGAGAGGTCCGGGCAGGGGCCAGCATACCGTGCAGGATCGCGCTTGCGGCCAGCTTTGCCGCGCCGCTGGTGGAGCGCATGGGTGCCCTGCCTTTCATCGTGCATCTGTGGGGCAGCGTGTCCGGCATTGGAAAAAGCGTGGCGCTGATTCTGGCTGCCAGCGTGTGGGCATACCCTGAGATTGGCAGCTATGTAAAGACTACGCGCGCAACGGTTGTGGGCTGCGAGCAGATGGCGGCATTTTGCGGCAACTTGCCGCTGTGTTTGGATGAATTACAGCTAATTCAAAACCGCAAAGAGTTTGACGAGCTGATATACACCCTTTGCGAAGGTGCCAGCAAGACGCGGGGTGCTAAGGCCGGAGGCGTGCAGGCTGTGCAGAAGTGGAGGAACACGATCCTAACAAACGGCGAGCAGCCAATAACGACAGCAGGAAGCAAGGTGGGAGCGGTGAACCGCGTGATAGAGGTTGAATGTACGGAAAATCTGTTCAGGGACCCACGCGCAGCATACCTGAAATTGGTCAAAAACTATGGTTTTGCAGGCAAGCGGTTTGTTAAGACCCTGACAGAACACTCCGACGCTATGGAGCTGGCCATGGATATGCAAAAACAATACTACGACGCGCTGTCTGGCCTTGCTACTGACAAGCAAATACTTTCCGCTAGTCTGCTGCTGGCTGCTGACGCTATGGCCGAAATGCTAATTTTTGAGGACGGGAAATTGCTCACGCCTGATGATATCAAGCCCTACCTTGTTACGCAGGAACAGGCAGACACCAACGTGCGGGCCTATGACTGGCTGTGTGATTTCATCGCGTGCAACCCGTCCAGATTCAACCCCAACAGCTTTGGGGACTACTCCGGCGAGTGCTGGGGCACTGTGGACGAATCAGCCGGGAAAGCCTATATCATTAAGGGCGTTTTTGATAGGATCATGAATGACGCGGGCTTCAACCCTGCTAGTTTCCTCTCATGGGCCGACAGAAAAGGCCGCATAGAGCGGCAGGGTGGCAAGCGCACAAAGGTGAAACGATTGAATGGTACTATTACACGTTGCGTCGTTCTTGACGTGATTTCCGGCTTCAACGATGAAAATTCAACTATAGAAACAGACAGCGAGGCTTTGAAGCAATTTGAACAGATGGAGGGCGGGCGCTGATGTTACACTTTTACACCGGTTACACGAAAAAACAATATGCTATATATAGCATACACACACACCCCCTATTTTTAGATATTTTTGACACTTAAAAAATAAAGCAATAAAAAGCGGTGAAACGGGTGTAAATGTGTAACATTAGCACTAAGCCATTGAAAATAATAGGTTTTTATGTTTCACCAAACAGAACACCACAAGCAAAAAGGTGAAATAAAAAAATATGGTTGACACAAAAACGAACTTGTGCTAAAATATCTGTGTTGATAGATGTGTCGGCATCTGCAACACAGAACCAAACATCTGTCAACTTTAACGCATTGGATTAGGTGCCGACACACTTAATTCAGTGCGTTTTAATTTTTGGAGGTATTACATGCAAAGACTTTCTGAAGTATTTGAACAACCATGCAAAATATGTGGATGCAAAATGGAAATCGTAAAAGAATTGGAAAATATTAACGACATTTCACGCGGATACATGAGAACCACCGTATTGTGCAGGTGCAAGAATGAACATGAGGATGTGAGAGAACTTGAATTTGACGTAAAAGAAGCAATTTTTAGTGTATCAGTATACCGAAAAGAAGAATGGGAGCAGAAAACAAAAGAAAAATCAACCAATGAAAATCACAAAGACATGCACACGCGCAAATCAATTCTTGATTCAGCCGCCAAGTGCGTGTGCGGGGATCGTGACCAGCAGTATGGCGGACCGGAGACCAGCTTCCGCATGATCGCAGAGCTGTGGGAGCCGTACATCCGGCAGAAGTGCGTTTCTGCTGGTGCTGACGTGACGATCAACGCGGAGGACGTGGCTGCCATGATGGTGCTGTTCAAGATGGCAAGGGTGGCTACTGGATCGCATAAGGCGGATTCATGGATTGATGCTGCTGGTTGTTCGGCATGCGGCGGGGAGATAGCAGGAGGTAGAGACAATGGATGATGTCAAATTAGTTTCGCTTGGCAATAAAGAGGCGGCGAAGCTGACCCACCTCTCCTTGTTCTCCGGCATCGGTGGGCTTGATCTGGCGGCAGAAATGGCTGGATTTCGGACGGTTGGACAATGCGAGTGGGCGGACTACCCCACAAAGGTTTTGGAGAAGCACTGGCCGGATGTCCCACGGTGGCGGGATATCAGGACCCTGACAGGAGAGAATTTTTATGAAAAGACAGGATTGCGAACAGTTGACGTTATTTCCGGTGGGTTCCCCTGCCAGCCGTTTTCCGTCGCCGGGAAGCGAAGAGGCAAGGAGGATGACCGTTACCTCTGGCCTGAAATGCTTAGAGTTATATCGGAACTCCGGCCCGCTTGGGTCGTTGGTGAGAATGTTGCTGGGATCGTCAATATGGCGCTCGACCAGGTGTACGCTGATCTGGAAAACGAAGGTTACGCCGTCCAAGCGTTTGTTATTCCGGCTTGTGCCGTCGACGCCCCGCACAGGCGGGACCGATGCGCGATTATTGCCAACCGTTACGGCGCAGGACTACAAGCACAGGGGCCCAAACAGCAGACAGCAAGGGTTGCCGGAATACATAAGGATGTGGCCGACGCCGAAAGCGTCAGACTACAAAGGGAGCGGCCCGGCGGGGACCAAATCGGCGGTACACGACATGAAAAAGCACAACCTGAAAGGCGTTGTGATGTTTTATCCGACACCGACAACAGGGGCCGGTCTCTGTGGAGGGACGGGGAACTTCCAGCAGTTGAAGAAACTGGAACAAGCCGGGCAGATCACGGAGGAAAAACGCCGGAATATGTCACAGGGGAATGGTGGCCAGCTGAACCCAACGTTCGTAGAGTGGTTAATGGGGTTCCCTCTCGGGTGGACAGAGGAATGAGCGCCCCTGGGTATTGGATGCCGGAGCCGGACGGCGTTCCTCGTATCACGCAAAAGCGAGAGCATCGGTCTGACCGGTTGAAATGCCTCGGAAACGCAGTAGTTCCCCAGCAGTTTTACCCGGTGTTTAAGGCGATAGCGGACATAGAGAGGGGGATTGTACATGGATGACGTACGCCTTGCCCTCTTGGGTGATAAGGCCGCGCAGGAGCGGCTGACGGATGCGGGCTGGACCTTCTGGTGGTGGATTACCTGCAGCTTTTGAAGGTCAAGCGGGCGTGTGAGAGCGACTATGTGCGAATCACAACGGTCAGCCACGAGCTGAAAGCGATCGCGCTTGAGCTGGAGGTGCCGGTGTTGGCGCTGGCGCAGGTGAGCAGGCCGGAGACGAAGGGGCGCCTTCGCATGCCGACGCTGGACAGCCTGAGGGTATCGGGAGACATCGAGCAGGACGCGGACAACGTGCTGCTGCTGCACAGGGTAGAGAGCGTGCGGGACGAAGAGGTGCCGGAGCGCGACCGGGCCACCGTGGCGGCCTTTCTGGACAGAGGCGACATGCAGTACATCCGAGCGAATCTGGCCAAGCAGCGAAACGGGACGCCGGTGGGGTTTGGGATGGCGTTTGACCCAAGGCACATGACGTATGCGTGCATAGCGAGATAGGAGCGAAAAAAAACATGATCTTTAACGGAAAAGAGCTGAAAGCGGCGGTCCATGAGGCGGCTGGAATCAAGAATGCAAGAATCGCCTATGATGCGGAGCGCCGCTGCGTGATCATCAGCGGAGACGGCCTGCGCATCGAGATCGGCGGTGTGGCCGCGACGGAGGATTCCTGGGGAGGCGCGCCGGAGAGCTTCGTGGTGCCGAAGCTGGCGGCAAAGTACATCGAGGCGCTGACGGACGGAGATATTTGCGTAAAAGTGGACGGGGACAAGCAGCTGCGGATACGGCAGGGCAGCGGAAAAGCGGCGTTTGAACGGGAAATCGTGGAGCCTGCGCAGATGGCGCCGGTGGACGGGGATGACAGCATCCTGATTCCGTGCGGCACGCTGCGCGCGATGGTGGGTGCGGTAAAGCATTCGGTGGCCGCGACAACGGAGCAGCGTGTGGCGCTGACCGGCATACGTCTGTTCACATCGCCGGACGGGATGACGATGGAGGCGTGCGACGGCGTGAGACTGGCGCGCGCGCAGTCCCCGGCGACGTGGACGCACGATATTGACTGCGTGGTTCCCGCCGATGCGCTGATGAAAGCCGCATCCATGGCGGATGATGGGGATATGGTGATCCGCGCTGATGGGCGGAGGATCGAGCTGACGAAGCTGGGTGCGTGGTCTTTGCGCACGATGCTGATCGCCGCTGCGCCGATTGATTTCACAAAAGCTTTTGAGACCGTTGGCGGGATTGAGCCTATCCGGGTAGAGGCGCGGGAGATGGCGGCGGTGCTGAATCGCTGCGAACTGGCTATCGGTCTTAGCAAGCTGTTCGTCGTGGTTCGTGTGGCTGGAGACGGACTGACGATTGAGAAAAAAGGCGCGTTTTCGATGTTTTCGGAGGCTGTGAGCGGCGTTGAGGCAGGGAAGGCGGAGGAAGGCAGCTATGCGTATAATGCTGCGCACCTGATGACGGCTGTCGCGGCTGTGAAGGATGCGCAGGCTGGGCTTGTGTTCAGCGCGAGGACAAAGATGCTCTGCGTGCAGGCGGATATGGAGGACGTAAGGTATCGGGCCATTGTGATGCCGGTGAGAGTGGAGGGTGTGGCGTGACATACGAAGAGTTTCTCCGCACCAAGCGAGTGGTTGCGCCGGATGCCGGATTCGACGTTCCGGCGGAGGAGATCAGCCGGGCACTCAAGCCGCACCAGCGGGACGCGGTGAGGTGGGCATGCCGGGGAGGATGCCGGGCGCTGTTTGAGAGCTTCGGGCTGGGAAAGACGGTGCAGGAGCTGGAGTGGTGCAGGCTGGCGATCAGGCATGGGACACCTGCACATGGCGCGTGGCGCGCCGCGCTGATCGTACTTCCGCTGGGCGTGAGACAGGAGTTCACGCGGGACGCGGTGCGGCTGCTTGAGTGGACAGAGCCGCCGGCCTATGTACGCAACATGCGCGAGGTGATGGAACGGATTGAGAATAGTCGCATTTTTTTGACCAACTACGAGCGGGTACGGGACGGAGACATCGACCCGAAGCGGTTCATGGCATGCGCGCTGGATGAGGCGAGCGTGTTGAGGTCGTTTGGAAGTAAGACCTATCAGACATTCATGGACAAGTTCAGCGGCGTGGGGTACAAGCTGGTATGTACGGCCACGCCCAGCCCGAACCGATACAAAGAGCTGATTCATTATGCCGGGTTTCTGGGCGTGATGGACACGGGGCAGGCGCTGACGAGGTTTTTCCAGCGGGACAGCCAGAAGGCGGGGAACCTGACACTGTATCCGCACAAGGAAGAGGAGTTCTGGCTGTGGGTGAGCACCTGGGCGCTGTTCATATCGCGTCCGGGCGACCTTGGCTATGATGACGGGGGATATGTGCTGCCGCCGATGGAGGTGCGGTATCACAGGCTGGAGGCGGCGGAGGCGCCCACGGTGGACCGCGACGGGCAGGAGCATATGGTGAGGGACGCGGCGCTGGGCCTGCAGGCTGCGGCGCGTGAGAAGCGGGAGAGCATCCGGGCGCGCGTGGCCATGGCGCGCAGCATTGTGGAGAGCGACCCGGAGGCGCATTTCATCTTGTGGCATGATCTGGAGGAGGAACGCCGGGAGATCAAGAGGCAGCTGCCGGAGGCGGTGGAGGTATACGGCGCGCAGGACTATGATGTGCGGGAGCGTGCCGTGGTGGATTTTTCGGAAGGCCGGACGCGCCTGCTGGCCACGAAAAAAGAGATCAGCGGGCAGGGATGCAATTTTCAGCGGCACTGTCACCGGGCGATTTTTGTGGGCATCGACTACGAGTTCAACGATTTTATCCAGGCAATCCACCGGATATACCGTTTCCTGCAAAGCGAGAAGGTCATCATTGACATCATCTACATGGACAGCGAAGAGGAGATCCTGCGGGTGCTGAAACGGAAATGGGCCGACCACGACGCCTTGCAGGAGCGAATGGCGCAGATCGTGCGTCAGTACGGACTTGGCGGGCGCGCGGCGGAGCGCATGGAGAGGAGCATGGGCGTGGAGAGATACGAGGTAACGGGCAGGCATTACAGGGCGGTGCACAATGACTGCATCGACGAGACGGCGAAGATGGAGGAAAACAGCGTTGACCTGATCGTGACCAGCATTCCGTTCAGCAACCACTACGAGTACAGCCCAAGCTACAACGACTTCGGGCATAACGAGGATACGGAGCGGTTTTTCAGGCAGATGGGATATCTGTCGCCGCATCTTTTGCGGGTGCTGCGGCCCGGACGGCTGCTGTGCTGCCATGTCAAGGATCGCGTGCTGTTCGGATCGCAGACGGGCACGGGGATGCCGACGATTGAGCCGTTTCATGCCGATACGACCCGGCATTTCATGCGGGCGGGCTTCTGGTACATGGGCATGATCACGGTTCTTACTGATGTAGTGAGAGAAAACAACCAGACGTACCGGCTGGGATGGACGGAGCAGTGCAAGGACGGAAGCAAGATGGGCGTGGGGTGCCCGGAGTATGTGCTGCTGTTCCGCAAGCTGCCCAGCAGCACGGAAAAAGCGTATGCCGACGTGCCGGTGGCCAAGAGCAAAGAGGGATACACCCGTGCGAGGTGGCAGATCGACGCGCACGCTTTCTGGCGATCCAGCGGGGACCGGCTGATGAGCAAGGATGAGCTGATGGCGCTGCCCGTGGGCGAGCTTGCCAAGGCATACCGGAAGTACAGCCGCGAAACGGTCTATGATTACCGCGAGCATGTGAGGCTGGCGGAGGAACTGGACCGCATGGGGAAGCTGCCGGCCACCTTCATGGTAACGGGTGCGGGGAGCTGGGACGACAGTGTATGGGACGACATCGTGCGCATGAGGACGCTGAACGGGGACCAGAAACGCAAGGGGCTGCAAATGCACATATGCCCGTTGCAGCTGGACCTGGTGGAGCGGCTGATCGAGCGGTATTCCAATCCGGGAGAAACGGTATACGATCCATTCGGCGGGCTGATGACGGTGCCGTACATGGCTGTCAGGATGGGGCGTAAGGGAGTGGGATGCGAGCTGAGCGCGGAGTATTTCCGGGACGGGGTCGGGTATTTGCAGGCAGCGGACGCGGGGAGAGACATGGCGTCGCTGATGGATTTTGCGGGAGGGATTTGAAAATGTACATGGGTAAGGACGGCAGATCCAAAGGAACGGCGAGCGAAGGCGCTGGAGGATAAGTTTGTGCCAAAGAACTGTTTGAAGGTAAGATACTCCATTTTATTGGAATCGTGGGAGCAGGATGCGTGCAGGGGGAAATATGGATCGGATTGGCTGGAAGAAGTAGGAGAAAGCGTTCGACTCTATGCAATGGAATGTGAAAAAAGCGGTAAACGCCCTACATTTTCCGGACTCATCGAATACTTGCAGATTATGCACAATAAAGCCGAGGGAGACATACAAAATGATTAAAAACACAAGACTTGCCGCTGATTATTTCTAGGACGGGGTTGGATATTTGCAGGCGGCGGACGCGGAGAGAGACGTGGCGTCGCTGATGGATTTTGCGGGAGGACTTTGAAAATGTACAGCAACGGAATCGCAAAGGTTGATATTCAGGGTGTGTTAGAGTTTGTGCGAGGCCGAGAGGACTTTGTGGAGCTGGTGCGCAGGCATATGGGCGATGACTGCGCGCAGCTGGTGAGGGAGCTGTCGCAGGAGGTGAAGGCGGCGGAGGATAAAGCATTCTATGATGGATTCTGTTATTGCTTCCAGAGGATTGAGAAAGAGCTTGGCGGTGACGAGAGAATAGCTGGGGCGCTCAGAAAGGCGAGGCAGAAGGTGGATAGGAAATATATCCGGGGCGATGCGTGGGATGATTCGTTTGCCGTCGAACGGATGGCAGCGCTGGAACGCAGATATCAGGAAAGCATCGAGGAGATGCAGCGGAACCATCAGGCGGAGATCACAAGGCTTGAGAGCGTGATCGCGCATCAGGCGGAGCAGGTAAAGGAGATGGCCGTGTACAAGGCGCGCGCGGAGGCGGCGGAGGGAGCTGCAACCGACCTTTGCGGAGACTTTGTGGATTTTGTTTGCGAAGGTTTTGGCGGAAACGCTGCTGAATACTGTGCGAACATATCTGCGGAGTGTGTGGACGCGTATGGAGAATGTGATATGGGCAGTCGTTTTTGCAAAGGGTTTTTTCCGGTGGCGGCGAGGGAATGGACGAAACGGAGTATTCAGGAGGAATAAGCGTGGAAAACAACGATCGGAAAAAACGTGCGATACTTTCGTTTCTGAAAGATTTTGCAGCACTGTGCGAATCGGTTGAAGATAGCGAGGATAGCCCGGAGTATTATGATCTGGTCAAAAAACAGATCAGGCAATTCAGGAAAAAATATACGAGTTTGTGGGCGTGTCCGTTTGTCGCCGGGCTGCGTGCGGCAGTAGAGGAGGATATATCTGAATTGAAGGACCCGCGCGGGGTGCAATATGCCGTGTTCCGTCTCAGGGAATGTGTGGAAATCATGATAGACAGATGTGGATGGGAGGAAAAGAGAGATGATGCATAAACCCCTGGAGGCGATTCACGCGCCGAACCGTGAAAACCTGTGTAATGGCAGTGGATATTTCAGCCCAACCGAAACTGCGGCACTGAACAATGTATACAGGGAGGCATACCGCGCAAAAGAGGAAACCCGGTATGTGAGCGTAAAGCCGCCACCGCCGAGGGTGAATCAGGCAACGACGGTACAGCTTGAGCAGGAGCTGGCGCGAAGGCGCGCGGAGGAACGCAAGCGCAGGAGCGCAGACGAGCAAAAGGCGTATATCGAGGCGCGGAAGAAGGCAAGGCAGATGCAGATTGTATTCACCACGCTTTGTAAGGTGGTCGGATTCGATTTTGTCGGCACGATAGCATTTAAGAGCTTGAAAACGGGAGACGTTTTCGGGCCGGAGGATTTCAAGCCACAGAACGATAAAAGGGAGGAATGATTGTGAATCGGTTTTTCTGCTTTGGGAAAAGATCGTTTTGCGATATATCAAAAGGCGAACGCGGCGAGTGTGATGGTTGTGAATTTTTGGATGGAAACGGAGGCGTAGATGAACATAAGATCGATATGATCATGCGGAGAATGTACGGCGACGAATACGGCATCGAACGCGTTCAGCAACTGGTGGAGGAGGACAGAAAGCGCGCGGAAAGCGGTGAAATGTTCAGCGATGATCCGATAGCGCAGGCCATTTACAGGACCTTCTGCGGAAGGGGGCCGGTCAGGTGAGGGAGAACGCATCATCGTCGCATGTCATCAGCCGCTTCGCCTATGCGGAATTGCGGGCGTTTTGCCGGCAGTACGGGGAGAAAAGGGCGAAGGCTGCCGCGCTGGCGGGGATATCGTCGCCGCCCATGACGGGAGTGTCACATGGGACCGCTATCGGCGATCCGGTGACGCGGGCTGTCGAGCGAAGGGAGGCGCTGCTGCGAGACTGTGCCATGATCGAGCGCGCCGCGTCAGCACCGTCAGGCGGTGCGTACTATCATGCGCTGATCCTCAACTGCTGTCACGGAGTGGGGTATGTATACCTTGATCCGTCGATTCTCCCATCGTCGAAACGGTCAGCGTTTTTCATGGCCAGACGCGAGTTTTTCTGGACGCTGTGGAATATCAAGAACAACGACGGCGATTTTTGAAAAAAAAGGAACTTTTTTTCGATACTTTTGTGTTAAAATCATAGCATGAAAAATCATGAAGCCGGAAGGGCGAACGCCCGACTGGCTGTTTTTGTGGAAGGAGGCTTGGGTGTGCCGTACGATATCCGATGCCGTCTGGAGGAGCTGAGAAAACTGAGGAGCGAGCAGAGACGGCACGCGCAGCTTGCCGAGGACGCAATGGGCAGAGCGACCGTAGCCATGAGCACGAAACGTGCGACCGACGTTGGAGGAACTGGCAACTTCCCGCTGACACAGTACGGCCCGGTATATTCAAAGCACCGCGAACTATCAATCGAAGCGGGGAAGAAGGCGGAGGCAATTTGGATGGATGTCCGGCGCTATGTTGATGCGTTGGGTGATTTTGATACACGTATGGTGGTGACAGGATACTACCAGAATGCAGACAGCTTTGAACGTGTGGCATGCATGGTGAAACGTTCGCGCGAAAGCGTGGACAGACTGCACAGGAACGCGCTGAAATCAATGGAAAAGATGTGATGAAGTATGCCGAACTTAAAACACTACAAGAAAAAACGCCATCTTGTATGGCGTGAAAAGGTGTTGAAAAAAGCCGGGGGTCTGTGCGAAGAGTGCCGGCGATATGGCCGTTTGGATTCCGATGGGTTGCCGGTGCGGGCAACTGTAGCGCACCATAAAAAGCCGATCGACGAATACCCGGAACTTGCCTATGCGGTAAGCAACGGGCAGGCGCTTTGCGCCATGTGTCACAACCGGAAACACCCGGAGAAAGGAAGAAAGCACTGATCCCCCCCCATAAGAGGGCGGGAGGGAGGAGGATGACGGACCGGAAGGAGGAGCCCCCCTTCCCTCTACGGAGAAAAAGGGGAAAGGGGGGATTTGATGGACGAAAAGCAATACAAGGCGAAGATCGTGCGCAGCATGAAGAAGCTGAGCATATACCGGGCGGAATTTTTGCCGATCATCGAGCGGACGGCGCAGCTGTATGTGCTGCGCGACCAGATCGCCGAGGATTTTGAAGAGAGCGGCGGGCATGCGGTGGTGGAGCATACAAACAAGGCGGGAGCGACCAACATCGTGAAGAACCCGTACCTTGTGGCGCTGAACGATGTGGATACGCAGCTGATCGTGCATGAGCGCGAGCTGGGGCTGACGGCAAGCGCGCTGAAAAAGATCAACGAACAGGGGCTGAGAGTGAAAAAGACGTCGTCGCTGGCGGAGGTGTTGAAGGACCTTGACGGAGATTAAAGGCAAATATGCCGGGGAGGTGATGCGGTATGTAGACGCGGTGATAGATGGGCGGATCGTGGCGGGCGAGGACAGGGTGCTGGCCTGCCGGCGGTTTGCGAGGATGGCCACAAGCGGCGAGTATGACATCCGCACGAGGGACGCCGACTTTGTGATCGGCGTGATCGAAAAGACGTTCAAGCACCGGCAGGGCCAGAAGCTGGACGGGACGCCGCTTAGGGGAAAGCCGTTCCTGCTGGAACCGTGGGAAAAGTTCTGCGTATACGGGATGCTGATCTTCTATATCAAGGGGACCAAAGAACGCCTGGTCAAGGAGGCGTTCATTTTTATTCCAAGGAAAAACGGCAAGACGATCTTTGTTTCGGCATTGGCGTGGGCGCTGGGCATCCTTGAGAGGAAATCCGGGGCCAAGGTATATGTGGTGGGCGCGGCGCTGAAGCAGGCCATGGAGACGTTCGACAACTGGACGTACAACGTGGAGCGGGTGCTGTACGGCAGCCGCAAGGCGGCGCAGGCAGACGGGTGGCGAATTCTGGATAACAACATGGAGCACAGCGTGGGAAACAGCGACCTTGCGGGAGGTTCGCTGGACCTGATCGCGCTTGCGAGCAACCCGGACGCGCAGGACAGCTTCAACTGCAATATCGTGATTGCCGACGAGCTGCATGCCTATAAATCGCCGAAAAACTACAACATCCTGAAAGAAGCCACGAAAGCCTACACCAACAAGATGGTGATCGGAATCACCACGGCGGGCGATGACGGCACGGGATTCTGCGCGCAGAGGCTGGAATACTGCCGCAAGGTGATCAGGGGCACGGTGAAGGATGACGGGTATTTCATTTTCATCTGCTGCGCGGACAAGGCCGAGGACGGCACGGTGGATTTCACCAACCCTGTGCAGCACGAGAAGGCTAACCCCAACTATGGCGTTACCATCCGCCCGGCGGACATTATGAACGACGCAATGCAGGCGCTGAACGACCCGCAGCAGAGAAAAGATTTCTACGCGAAATCGCTAAACGTGTTCACGGCGTCGGTGCGGTCGTACTTCAACATCGACGAGTTCAGGCGGAGTAACGAGCGGGCGGGCGAGAGGCTGGGCATCGGTGCGGACTGGCCGCTGGAGAGAAAGCTGAAGGCGCTGGCGGCGCTGAAAGCGGACTGGTTCGGCGGGGCGGACCTGTCGAAGCTGCACGACCTGACGGCGGCGGCGCTGCACGGGCAGTACAAGGGGATTGACATCGCTATCACGCACGCGTGGTTCCCGGTGGTGGCGGCCACGGTCAAGGCCGACGAGGACAACATTCCGCTGTTCGGCTGGAAGGATGACGGATGGCTGGACATGTGCAACGCCCCGACCAACAACCACGCGGCCGTGGTGGAGTGGTTCAAGAAAATGCGGGTCATGGGCTTCCACATCCGGCAAGTGGGTCACGACCGGAAATTCTGCCGTGAATATTTCGTGGGAATGAAGTCGGCGGGCTTTAGTGTGGTGGACCAGCCGCAGTATTTCTACAAGAAGTCAGAGGGATTCCGGCATATTGAAAAGCAGGCGAAAAACGACTGCTTTTATTATTTGGGCAGCGAAGCCTATGAATACTGCGTGCAGAACGTATCGGCGATTGAAAAGACGGACGACATGATCCAGTACGAAAAAGTGGGCCAGAACCGCAGAATCGACGTATTTGACGCGGACGTGTTCGCGGTGGTTCGGATGCTGGAAAATCTGGAGAAGCGCGAGAAGGCGAGGAAGTGGCTGGATGAGTAAGAAGCGGAAAGAAACCTACAGGAGGACGCAGCGGAGCCGGGACGCTCCCGAAAGGCGGAGCGGTGCCGGGCTGGTGGATGCGGGGAATGCATGGGAGATCCTGTGCGCGGACGGGTATAAGCCGCTGACCGCCTGCCCGGAGGTGCAGATGTGCGTGGGCGTGTACGCGGACCTGATCGCCAGCATGACGCTGCACCTGATGCGCAACACCGACCGCGGGGACGTGCGGGTGCGAAACGAGCTTTCGCGGAAGCTGGACATATCGCCGCACGGGGATATGACGCGGCACGCGTGGATGAGCCTGATTGTGTGGACGCTGATGATGCATGGCAATCAGGTGACGGTGCCACGGTTCGCGGGCGGGTATCTGGAGGATCTGATGCCGGTGCCGCCGTCGCAGGTGAGCTTTGTGCCGGACGGCGGGAGTTACCGAATCATGGTGAGCGGGGCGGCGTTTCGGCCGGATGAGGCGCTTCACTTCATGGTGCGGCCGGACCCGGAAGCGCCGTACCGGGGCATGGGGTACGGCGTGAGCCTTGCGGACGTGGTGCGGAGCATCCGGCAGACGAACGCCACCAAAGATGCGATCATGAGAAGCCCGGCGCCGTCGATCATCGTGAAGGTGGACGGGCTTTCAGACGAGTTTGCCAGCCCGTCGGGGCGGGCAAAGCTGCGCGCGGAATACATCGATTCCAGCGACAACGGCCAGCCGTGGTTCATCCCGGCGGAGGCGTTCAGCGTGGAGCAGGTGAAGCCGCTGACGCTGAACGACCTTGCGATCAAAACGGGGCTGGAGCTGGACAAGCGGGCCGTGGCATCGATCATGGGAGTGCCGCCGTTTCTGGTGGGCGTGGGCGATTTCAAAAAAGAGGAGTTCAACTGGTTCGTGACCACGCGGGTGCTTTCGGTGGCCAAAAGCATCGAGCAGGAGCTGACGCGGAAGCTGCTGTTTTCGCCGGATCTGTACTGGCGCTTCAACAACCGCTCACTGCTAAGCTACGACATCGGCGAGCTGGTGACGGCGGGCAGCGAAATGGTGGACCGCATGGCCCTGCGCCGCAACGAGTGGCGCGACTGGATCGGCCTGCCGCCGGACGAGGATATGGACGAGCTGCTAGCGCTGGAAAACTACATCCCGGCGAACCGGCTGGGAGATCAGGCGAAGCTGACGGGAGGAGGTGGAGAGGATGCGGAGTGAGAGGCAGACGCGCGGCATGCCGGCGGCGTTCCGGGCGGAGGAACGGGAGGACGGGCGGTATATCGAGGGATATTTCGCCGTGTTCGGCAGCAACTACGAGCTGTTCGACGGGGCGAGCGAGAGCATTGACCCGCACGCCTTTGACGGCGAGCTGGGCGGAGACGTGCGGGCGCTGGTCAACCATGACACGAGCCTGGTGCTTGGCAGGACGAAGGCGGGGACGCTGGAGCTGCGCGTGGACGGGCATGGCCTGTGGGGGCGTATATCGATCAACGCCGAGGACATGGACGCCATGAACCTGTACGCCCGTGTGAAGCGCGGGGACGTGTCGCAATGTTCCTTCGGGTTCGACATCTTGCAGGAGCGGACGGACGTTGACCCGGAGACGGGGCATGTGCACTGGACGATCGAGAAGGTGCGGCTGTACGAGGTATCATGCTGCACGTTTCCGGCGTATCAGGACACGGAGATTACCGCGCGGGCGGAGGAGTATCGGGACATTCAGGCGCGCCGGGCACAGGCGTGGCGTGAGAAGATGAAAGCGAGGATGAACAAATGGCACTGAGACAGCTGATCATTGGCAAAAAGCTGGAGGCGCTGCGCGAGAAGCTGGCGGGCGTTAACCGGCGCGGGGAGGAAATCGCCGCCCGGCGGGAGGCGATGAAGAAGCGCGAGGAGGAGCTGGCTGCCGCCATCGACGAGGTGGGTGAGGGCGTGAGCGACGAGGACAAGGCGGCGCTTGAGGGCGAGCTTGACAAGTTCGAGGCTGACGCCACGGCGCTGGACGAGGAAGAAAAGGCCGCGGGCAGCGAGCGCGAGGAGATCGAGAGGCAGATCAGCGAGCTGCAGAGCGAGCTGGACGAGCTGAATAGCCGCTGCGATGGCGCGGCGAAACAGGAAAGAAAGGATGAAAAAAGGATGGACAACCGGAGCTTTTTTGGCATGACCATGGAGGCGCGCGATGCCTTCTTTGCCCGGCAGGACGTGAAAGAGTTCTGCGACCGCGTGCGCGCCCTTCGCGCGGAAAAGCGCGCGGTGACGGGCGGCGAGCTGCTGATCCCGACGGTGGTGCTGGACATCGTGCGCGAGCGCGTGGAGGAGGCCAGCAAGCTTCTCAAGCATGTTCGCCTTCGCAGCGTCCCCGGTAAGGCGCGCCAGACGGTGGCGGGCGTGATTCCCGAAGCGGTGTGGACGGAGCAGTGCGCCAAGCTCAACGAGCTGGCCATCGACTTCACGGGCGTTGAAGTCGACGGGTACAAGGTAGGCGGCTTCGTGCCGGTATGCAACGCGACGCTGGAGGACGCGGACAACGTGGCGCTGGCGGCGGAGATCATCACGATGCTGGGGCGCGCCATCGGCATGGCGATCGACAAGGCGATCCTGTACGGCACGGGCAAAAAGATGCCCCATGGCATCATTCCGCGCCTTGTGGAGACCACGGAGCCGGATGACTACCAGACCACGGCGCGCGAGTGGGTGAACCTGAGCACGAGCAACGTGGTGGCCATCAGCGGAAAGACGGGGCTGGAGCTGTTCATGGCTATTGTGACGGCGGCGGGCGCAGCCAAGGGTAAGTACAGCGCGGGCGGCAAGTTCTGGGCCATGAATGAAACGACCTGGAACAAGCTGCTGGCCGAGGCCATGAGCATCAACGCGACGGGCGCGATCGTGTCCGGGCATGGGATGACCATGCCGGTGATCGGCGGCGCCGTTGAAACGCTGGAATTTATTCCGGATGGCGTAATTGTCGGTGGTTACGGTGATCTGTACCTGATGGCGGAGCGCGCGGGCACGACAATCGCCCAGAGCGAGCACGTGCGGTTCATCGAGGACCAGACCGTATTCAGGGGCACGGCCCGCTATGACGGCATGCCGGTGATTGCCGAGGGCTTCGTGGCCATCGGCATCAGCGGCACGAAGCCCACGGGCAACGCCGTGACCTTTGCCGCCGACAGCGCAAACCCTTGACGGCGTCCCTGCAATCGCTGGTGGTAGGGACGCTGACGCTAAACCCGGCATTTGACCCGGATACGCTGAGCTACACGGCAGACACGACGAACGCCACGAGCAAGGTGACGGCCACGCCCGTGAGGAGCGGGGCAACGGTGACGATCATGAATGGCGAAACACCCGTTCAGAATGGCGGCACAGCCACATGGTCGGAGGGCGAAAACACGCTGACGGTGACGGTGGAAAACGGCACCACGAAGCGCGCGTATACCGTGACCGTAAACAAGAGCGCGGCGGGTTGAAGAAAGGCCCTGCGCGGCGGAACATGACCGCCGCGCGGGGCGGATGAGAGGAGGCGGCGCATGGACATCATTGCGCTGGCGCTGCCGCTGGTAAAGGCGAGGCTGAACCGGCTGGCGAGCGATACGACGCTGGACGGATACCTGGAAAGCCGCCTGCGGGGCGTACAGCAGGAGATGGAACGCACGGGCATCGCGCTGAACGCGGAAAGCCCCGACGATCTGATGCTGCTGGTGGACTGGACCGTGTGGGAGTACGGAAACCGTGACAAGGCGGCGGGCGTGCCGGACTGGCTGCGCCTGCGCAGGCGCGAGCGGTGGCTGAACAGGGGCGGTGCGCAGAATGATTCTTGACAGCGGCATCCTGACGGTATTCGGGCGCGTGGACGTGAGCGGCGGAGGAAACATGCCGGCGTACCGGCCGGTGAAAAAGCATCAGGGGTGGTACGGCAGGCTTGCCTTTGAAACCGCTCCCGTCTACCCTACGGAGCGCCGGGAGGACGTGGAAACGAGCCTGCGGGTGCGAATCCACCGAAACGACGCGGTGACGAACCACGATTTCGTGATTCTGCGAGAAGCGGACATGCCGGAGGACGGCGACAGGCGGCTTGAGGTGACACGCGCCTACCACGGCACGGACGACGAGAGCGGCGAGGAGATCACGGACCTGACGCTGAGGGAGGTGGAGGCGTGACGCTGGACGGATTCGGGCAGATGATCGCCACCATTGACCCGCAGGCGCGGCGGTATGCCAACACCGGGCGCGGGGCCTATACAGTGTGGCGCGAGTACGGGCGGATCGGCGCGTGGGCAGGGGGCGAGAACGATGGCGGATGGCGCGTGCAGGTGGACCGCTACACCCGCGAGGAAAATGACGCGGTTGCCGCCGCGATCGCGTCCGCGCTGGAGGAAAGCGACGAAATCGCCTTCGAGCACACGGTGGACAGCGAGCTGGAGGATGGCGGCGTGCTGATCCGGCACATTTTCGACTGCGAGGTGTGGTAGGTGGCGAAATTTGAGATGAGCGGCGTCGACAGGATCATAGACGAGCTTGGCCGCATGGACGCCCTGACCGGGCCGATGGCGGAAGAGATGGTGGCCGCCGGCGCGCGTGTGCTTGTGGACACATGGAAGGACGTGATTCGCAGCCGTGGACATGTGGACACTGGCGATATGCTAAGATCCGTAAAATCCAAAAAACCAGCCGGGAGCAGCGAAGTGGTGGCGCGGGAGGTATATCCGCTGGGCAAGGACGCAAAGGGCGTAAGAAACGCCGAAAAAGCCTTCATCCTGCATTACGGATGGAAAAGCCGGCAAGGTGACCATTTCGTGGATCAAGTGGAGGCGGACGCGAATGAGCCCGCCGTATCCGCCATGGAGTCCGTCATGAACAAATATATGAAGGAGTGAAAGCAATATGGCATTTGTGGGACTGAAATACTGCGTGTTTGCGCCGGTTAAGACCGAGACACCGTTCACGCCGATCGTGTACGACACCGGCGTGGTGCTTGGGCGGATGATCGGCGCGAACATCACGTTCAACCGAAACAGCGAGCCGCTGTATGCGGACGATGGACTGGCCGAAAGCGACAACAGCATCACGGGCGGCACCATCAGCCTGAATCTGGACGACGTGGAAGAGGAGGCGCAGGTAACAGCGTTCGGGCTGCTCAAGTCCGGGGAATCCGGCAGCGAGGTATACAGCGAGGTAGGCGACCCCGCGCCCTACGGCGGCATCGGCTATGTGCGCGTGCGCAGGCTTCGCGGCGTGACCAGTTATGTGGCCTATTGGCTGCACAAGGTACAGCTGGCCGTGAACACGGACAACGCGAGCACCAAGGGCCAGAACATCACCTGGCAGACGCCGACGGCGGACGGCACGATTCTGGCCGCTTACCCGAATGCGGACAAGAAAGCGTACTACCGCGACCGCGCTGTATTTGATACGGAGGCGGAGGCGTATGCCTGGGTGGACGAGAAGGCGGGCATCGGCGCATGAAAGGGATGACGATCGCCGGGCGAAAGACAGGGCTTCGCTTTGATGTGCAGGCATGGCTGGAGGTAGAGGAAGCCTTCGGCAGTCTGGAAGCGATGATTCGCCGGATGGATGAGGGCGAGCGGCCCATGGAGGCGGCGCTGACGCTGGCGGCCATCGAGATCAACGCCCACGAGCGGCACGCGGGCGGAACGCCGGACGCGACGGTGGAGTGGCTGCGCGCGTCCCTTGCGCCGAAGGAGGCGGTCACGCTGACGGCGCGGGCCAAGCTGGCGCTGACGGAAGGCATGCGGCGCGAGCATGCGGAGGATGATGACGGGGACGTTGATCTGGTGGCCCGTGAGATCGAAAAAAAAACAGAAAAAGCATCCGGGCAAGGGAGTGCATCGGATGCGGACTGATTGCGGGGCTGACGCTGGCCGACACGCTGGCGTCGGCCCCAGGCATGGTGATGGACCTGTACGTGCAGCGGAGGGATTATGACGACCAGCTGCACGGAATAACGCGCCGCGCGGCGGAGGAGTGGAGCGACTGATGGCGGTACGGGAGATCAAAACCAGCATATCGCTGGACGGGGAAAAAGCGTTCAGACAGGCCGTGAACGACGCCAGCCGCGCTATGCGCGTGATGAATGCCGAACTGAAGGCGATAGGCGCCGAGTTTGGCGTGACGGGTGACAAGCAGCAGTTCCTGACGCAGAAAAGCAACAACCTGCGCCAGGCGATTGCACAGCAGGAGCAGATTGTCAACGCGCTGAGCGGTGCGGTGCGAGAGAGCGCCAAGGAGTACGGCGACGCAGCCAATCAGACGGACGGGTACCGCATTAAGCTGGCCAACGCCACGGCGGCGCTTAATCGCATGAAACAAGAGCTTGACGCGACGGACCGGGAGGCCGAGGAGCTGGGCCGGGACAGCACGCGCGTGGGGCGCCAGATCGAGGATGGCATCGGCGATGGGGCCGACGAGGCGCGCGAGAGCCTGAGCGACATGATGCGCCAGATGCAGGAGGACATCGGCAGCATCAAGGGGAGCGCTGCCTTTACAGTGACTACCCAGATCGCGGGCGGCATCGTGGATGTGGTGAACGATCTTGCGGGGTTCGTGGAAAGCAGCCGGGACTACCGGCGGCAGATGGCGTATCTGGAAGAATCGGCGCGTAATGCCGGGATGGACTGGGAGGATGTTCAGCAGTTTGTATTTGAAATCACAAGCTTGACCGGCGACATGGACGGCGCGGCGGAGGCCATGACCAACCTGCTGCGCACTGGCCTTAAGGGGCCGGACCTGCAAAACGCCATTGATCTGCTGACAGGTGCGAGCATCCTGTGGGGTGACACGCTGAAAATCGAGAATCTGGCGGAGAGCCTGCAGGAGAGCATTGCCACGGGTGAGGCGACGGGCGCTTACGGCGAGTTGCTGGAGCGACTTGGAATGAACCTTGAGAGCTACAAAGCCGCGATGGAGGGGTTGAGCGAGGAAGAACGGGCCATCGGTTCGCTGACGTTCCTGTCGAACAACGGGCTGTTGCAGACCACGGAGGAGTTCAAGGAGCGCAACAGCGCACTGATCGAGGCTCAGCGGGCCCAGCTTGAGGCGCAGCAGGCATGGGCGGAGCTGGCGGAAGAACTGGAACCGCTTTCTACCAAAATTACAGAAAAGACGACGGAGTATGTGAAGGCACTGACGGAAGGCGTAGCATCCTTGATGAATATGCTTTCCAGCCCGGAAGGCGCAAAAGAGGAACTTGAAAAGGAATACCCCGAATTTTCGGAGGCGCTTTCCGAGGGAGAGCTGGATTCCTTCGGCGGAGCCTGGAATTTTGTATGGGAAGGGATTTTCGGAGCAAGGGACGCGGACAAGGCCGGGGAGGAGGACGCGCAGGCATACATGGACAGCGTGCGGCAGACGACCCAGAGCGCGCTGGAGAGCGGCGTGGACCTTCCCAGCCTGTTTGACGACCCGAATCTGGATGTCCGGTTTCAGAGCGACGGGGCCAGACACGGCGCGAGCTATGACGCGGGGCTTCAAGAGGCCATGAAAACCGCCATCGAAAACGCGAAGATCAGCGGGAGCAATGCCGCGATGGGCGTTGGGAACGGTATCGCGGCATCATCGTCATACGCTGTGCGGCAGGCATGGGACATGGCCAACGGGATCAACGCGGCGCTGGCGAGCATCGGCGCGGGGTACAATGCGCCGGTCATCGGGCGCTATGGGCCGTCCGGGAACGGGGACGTGTATCTGGACGGGAAGAAGGTCGGAGAGACGATCGCGCCGACGGTGAACGCGTCGCTCGGCAAGACAGCCGGACGGCTGACGAAGGTGGGATGATATGCGGTTTAACGGCGTGGACATCCGGGACGTGCACAGGGCCGTGAGCGTGGAAAAGGAGATTCCGCCCGGCATGCCGGAGATGACGATCGAGACGGCGCAGGGATGGGACGGCGAGACGTTCGTGGGCAGGACGATGGGGCGCGGCAGCTATGTGGTGCGCGTGAACATCGCCTGCCGGGAGCGTGAAGAAGCGTGGCGCGTGCGTGCGTTGCTGGCGCAGTGGGCCATGAGCAGCGGGAACGCCACGGCAGACCTGGAGCCGACGCACTGGCCGGGCGTAGCGTATGACGCGGTCGCCGGAAGCATTTCCGAACCGGAATTTGTGCGGGGGTTCGGGAAAGTAGTCGTTACCTTCATTCTGCCGCGTCCCGTCGCGCATGATGTGGCGGAGAGCCGGGCGAGCGGCAGCGGCAGCGTGAGCATGCTGGTGCGCGGGAGCATGCCGTGCCGCCCGGTGATCCGGCAGGTGCTGGCGTCGGGGCGCAGCGGCCTTGTGCTGACGCTGGACGGCAAGGCGTTTTTCACGGTGCGCGGACAGCTGAACGCCGGGCAGGCGGTGGAGATCGACACGGGCCGGGCGGCGCTGACGGTGGACGGCGTGCATGCGGAGGAGCGCGTGAGCGTGACGGGCACGGTATGGCGGCCCGGATTTACGCCTGGCGTGCACACGCTTGGCAGCAGCGACGGCGGCACGCTGGAGGCGAGGTGGCACAGCGAGTGGGCGTAGACGTATATCTGTTTGACACGCACAGGCGGGTGCGTCAGGTGCTTCCGGACGTGTACGAGCTGGTGCACGATGAAGCACAGTGGCAGCTGACGGCGCAGATTCCCCTTTCGGCCGGGGCGCAGCCGGGAGAATATCTGGGGTTCGAATGCGTGGACGGAGCCTTTCGCCTGTTTGGCATCGATGAGGCGGAGGACGACGAGCGCAGCGGCGTGACAGCGATCGACGCGACGGACGCGGCCGTGTGGGACCTGACGGGCGTGATTGTGAAAAACGTGAAGCTGGAGGACGCGGGAGCGGCGGAGGCGTTCGGCGCCATCCTGAGCGGCACGGGCTGCGCGCTTGGCACGGTGACGGCGACGGGGAGGACCGGGGACATCGACATCTACTACCAGAGTGCGTGGAAAGCGCTGCAGGACACGCGGGCGATCTATGACGCGCGGCTGGTGGTGAGATACGGGATATTGGACAACGTCATCACGGGCATGGCGCTGGATGTGCTGGCGAAGGAAAGCATGTTTCGTGGGCGGTTTTTCGACACGGCGGTGGATGCGGAAAGCGCATACCTGACGCGCAGCGGGCGGCCCGTGACGGTGCTGTACGGCCTTGGGAACAGCGTTTCCACGGGCGACAACCCGCAGAAGCTGACGTTCGCGGATGTGGTGTGGAGCAAGGCGGGCGGCGACCCGGCAGACAAGCCGGCGGGGCAGGACTGGATTGGCGACGCGGAGGCCATGGCCATCTACGGACGCGTAGAGGACGTATACACCAACCAGTACCAGGACGACCCGGCCAAGCTGCTGCGGGAAACGTGGGAGCAGCTGCAGAAGGTGTGCCATCCGCTTGTGACTGCGACGGCCACGGTGCAGGACATGGAGTTCGTGCCGGGGTATGAGCATCAGCAGGTGCGGCTATGGGACACGGTGGCCATCGTGCGGCGGGACGGTACGGCGCTGGAAAGCACGGTGACGGGCATCGAGCGGGACTATGTGCACCCATGGCTAACGAAGCTGAAAACCGGAGACGAGGACCATGACGAGCCGAGCCTTGCGCGGGAGATGGCGAGGGCCAGCGCCAGCATGGAGCAGCTGAGCAACCGCGTGGGCGGGCATGGGGCCGGTATCAGCGAGAACAAGCAGTTCATCGTGGAGAATCAGGAGATCATCCGGCTCCACACGATCAAGATCAACGAAAACGGCACGAAAATCCAGGAAACCGAAATCCGCATGGCGGATGCGGAAATTGCCTTAAAGGCACAGGAAAAGGTGCTTACCATCCAGGGGGAAAGGCTATCCCAGGCGGAGGTGGACATCAACGGGGCGAAGGCCGAGATCGCGCTGAAAGCCAACCAGACGACCGTTGACGCGCTGGGCACGCGGGTATCAAGCGCGGAGGTGCGGATTAGCGGCGCGGAGGCACAGATTGAGCTGAAAGTCAATCGGGACGGTGTGATATCGGCCATCAACCTGACGCCGGAAGAAGCGAAGATTCAGGCCGCCAAGATCAACCTTGAGGGGTATGTGACGGCAAGCCAGCTTTCAACGGAGCTTGCCAATATAAAGCTTAACTTTTCGAAAAGTATCTATACTGAGAGTTTAAGCGCGGGGACGATTGGCACTAGCAGCTTTGTCTTTGACGGGAACAATATTATCAAAAGCGGCAGAAGCGTGATAACCGGAGTGTCTTTTCCTGTGCTGCGTTTTAGCCGTGTAAGCAATCTGGCAGACGATGACTATGTTGTGATCGGATATCTGGAGAACGGAAGTACAAGCAGCAATTACTTGAGCTATCTGGCTTACTAGGGGGTAACAGAGATGAAAGACATGCATCTATGGCTGAAGGCCGTAAAGGACAGGCTGGAAACGGTACGCGTGAGCGGGCAGAAAGACGTATCCACCATGGCTGCGGTGCTGAACACCCTTGACGATCTGATGGGAAAAGCGAAGCAGGAGGCGGAGCAGGATGAAGCTAACAACCAGCAAGAATAAGGAATACACAGTATCTTGGGCCGGGCAGTCCCTGACAAAAAGCCGGGAACTACTGATCCAAATGCCGGAGATACGCCCGCTGGTGAAGCTGATCGGGGAGTTTGACGGCATCGAGTGGGCCAAAACCAGCGGGCCTGACGGTCAACCGAACAGGGAGTTCAAGGGGCCTATGCACATCAAGGCGGCATCGCGCCTTGAGAATGGTAACGTGCTGATCACGCTGGAAATGGAGGCGGCATCCGAATGAGTGTGGCAATGAAACTCGCGTACAAGCAGGATATTAAAGACCCGCTTGTAACGCAAGCGCCCGTTACTTTGCTTATGCAGGGTGACAATCAGGCGAATGTGATTGAATTGACGCTAATGGACGGCGCGACACCCGCCAGCCTTTCCGGGTACACCGCGACGGTGTACTTGCAACGCGCTGATGGCGTGCGGGTGCGTTGTCCGGGCAGCGTGTCCGGAAATGTGGCTACCGTGCCACTACAAGCAGAGTGCTACAGCGTTCCGGGGCAGTATGCTGCTATTATGAAGCTGAGCGGTCCGAACGAGCTAAGGACGGTCCTGCGTCTGGCCGGGTACGTTGAGAGCGACGGACAAGGCGCTATCATTGATCCCAGCGGAAGCATACCGAGCTATGAGGACCTTGAGCGTATCGTGCAGGAACTTGAGGAAGCCTTGCAGAAAGCAGAGACGGCTACTTCCAGCGCGAATGCATCCGCGCAGAACGCCAACACGGCGGCAGGTTCCGCAAATACAGCGGCAGGTGCGGCGAACACGGCGGCGGGAGCCGCAAACAGCGCGGCGGCGGCTGCGGCGCAGAGCGCCGGACATGCGGACACGGCGGCGGGGAACGCCAGCGCGGCTGCTGCGTCTGCCAACGCGGCAGCGCAGAAGATAGAGGAGATGACGGTATCCGCATCGGGGCTTGAGGAAGGAAGCCAGCCAACGGCGGCCATCAGCGAGCAGGACGGGGCGAAGCATATCGCGTTTGGGATACCGGCAGGAGCGACCGGGCCGAAGGGCGACACGGGCGCGACGCCCGACCTGAGCATTGGCGAGGTGACGACGGGCGCGCCGGGAACGCAGGCCGCCGCGGCGATCACAGGCACGGCAGAGGCGCCGGTGCTGAACCTGACGATTCCGCGCGGGGACGCCGGGGAAGGCGATGTGTCGAGCGTGGACAGCATCCTCCCCGGGGATGATGGCGACGTGGCGCTGAGCGCTGTTAGATACGCGGCGCAGACGCTGACGGACACGCAGCAGGCGCAGGCGCGGGAGAATATCGGGGCCGGGCCACCTGGGCGCATGCTGTCTTTCAGCCTCCCCGTGAGCGGATGGGCGGGCAGCGGGCCGTACACCTGCGCCATCAGCGAGGCCAGCGTGACCGCCAAAACGGCGGTGGTGGAGTGCGTGCTTACGGCGGCGACACGGGCCAACCAGCTGGCCGACATCGACTGGACGACCAGCGCGGGTAGCATTGCGCTTAGTACGGCAGTGAAGCCAGCCGGGGAGCTGGCAGGATACATGATTTTAACGGAGGTGCAGTAAGGTGGCGAGAATCAAAATCGGCGATTGGCTGATCGAGGACGCGGCGCTGACCATGAGCGGCGGCAGGCTGTGCCTGCGCTGGGCGGCGGACGCCTGGGACGACACGCTGGACAGCGCGGCGGAGTTGCTGGGCATGGCGGACGAGTTGCGCGAGGTAGACGCGGACGATATGACAATGGCGCTGTATGCTGTGCGGGGGCTGGCCAGCCTGCGGATGGACGCGGAACACGCGGCCATGGAGGCGGTGCTATGTGTGGACCCCATGGAGGTTGGAGCTGCTGAAAAGCTGGGTCAGCAGATCGAGCAACAGGGCCGGGAGCTGGGCGCGGCGATTGAGGCGCAGGGACGGACGTTTGGAGCAGCCATCGAGGCACAGAGTACGGCGCTGGGCGAGCGCATCGACGGGCAGGCGGCGCTGCTGG